CCCTTCCGGCCCCACAGGTCCCACAGGTCCCATGACGCCCTGGGGGCCAATAGGGCCTGTAAGGGCCTCCAGCTGTTCCTGTGTGAAGTCTGCATAGGTGAAGGGGTCGCCCTTCGGCCCCCGGGGCCCTTCCGGGCCGGTGACGCCCTGGGGACCGGCAGGCCCCGCCGGACCCTTCCAGCTCCCGGCGTCCGACCACGCCCCCGCCTCCGCATCCCACCAATAGAGGTGCGTTCCCACCAGGTAGCAGTCCCCCTCCCCGCCGGAGGGGTGGGCGGCTTCCAGGTCCTCCAGGGTATCATACTGACCCTTCCAGAGCACGTTATCGCCCTTCTCCCCCTTCAAAGAGGCGAGCCATTCCTCCTCCGTTCCCTGGAATCCATTTTTCACCGCAATGCCGTAGGCGGTGAGGAAATACGGCGGATTATCATAACAGTACATAGCCCTATCCTTTCAATCAATCCAAACAAAGCAGGGGCAGGTGATCCTGCCCCCGTGTCCCCGTCAATTTGAGCTGGGGCTCAGCGTTGTGCCGCCTGTGACGCCGCCCACTGCCGCGAAGCGCCAGTCGTTGAAGGTGGCGTTGAACCGGCTGCGGCCCCGCCAGACGTTGGCGTCGGTGTTCTCATCCACAGTGGAGCGGACGGAGAGCTGGATGCGGTCATTCCACACCGCCCCGCCGTAAGTCTGGTTGTACTTGCTGTCCATCAGCACCCAAGGGGCCTTGCCGCTGGAAAGGAACTGGTTGAGGTAGCTCCAGACGATGACGGTCCACCGCCCGTACTGGTAGTTGAATGCGTTGTTGGCCGTCACGGGGTCCTTGTCCGCGCCGATCGCAGCGAAAACCGCCTTTTTCAGGTCCGCGTCCTCAGGGATGAGGATGGTATCCGGAGCAACGTCCAGAATCTCCCCGTTATCACCCTTAAAGAGGTGCATCCGGGTCTCCATCCGGCCCAGGGCGTCCACGCTGAACGCGTCGGAGAAAAGGTTGCTCTGATTATTTCCGCTGACCTTAGGCGCGTGGTTGGTGGCGAAGAGGGTCCCGCCGTCGGCACAGGAGACATCAAACTCCTTCCCCCGGTACTTGACTTTCTTCTTGCATTCGATGGCTCCCGCATAGAGGGCCGCGCCGAAAAGCTCCCGGGTGCGCTGGTAGCTGGTCATGAAGGCGGCGGGCTGCTTTTTAAGGTCCATAAGCTTGCTGTCCTCGATGATCTCGGCGGACACGCGGAAGGAATCCTTCCAGGTGTCGTATACCAGCATCTTCTTATAGCCCTCCTGCATACCGTCGCTGGGATACGCGCCGTTCTCGCCCACGGGGTTAAAGCCGCTCATGGCGGTCATGGTGGTCATGAGGTCGCCGTAGTTCTTGCTGGTGCCCATGAGGAACAGGTCCTTGAGCACGCTCTGCTGCTCGAACTGCTCCCCCCGCTTCTCCAGGAACATCCGGATCGGGGCCTGACACTTGCCATATACGCTGTCATTGAGGCCGCTGCCCTCGGAAAAAATGATCTTCATTTCTCGTCGCTCCTTTCTATCAGGACCCGGAAACCGCAGCCGCCGGGCTGGGGAACCGTACATGCACCACGCCGCCCGGTCCAGCCTTTGCGGCATCGTCGAAGTCCACCACCTCAGCCACGCCGCCGGTTGTGGTGGCGGTGACCTGGAGGCCGTCGCTCGCGTGGAGCGTCACCTTGTCGCCCGGCTTGACGCTGGTAAAGGCGGCGGAGTTGGTTGTCTCATAGATGGTGTCGCTGTCCACGCGGATTACGGGGATGATGTCCCCCGCCGTCAGGGCGCTCTCCCGCTCTGTCATGGAGATGTAGGCAGGGACATTGGTTCCCTTGGCAATGGCGAGGTTGCCGCCGGTCTGCACCAGGGCCATGCCCACCTTGGGAGTAATGGCCCCAGCCGGGTGGTACTCCCAGGGGATGGCGTTCCCCGCCGCGTTCTTATCTGGTAAAAACATCTGTATAACCTCCTGTCAACTCTGCTGCTTGTTGTAATACGCCTGAATTTCGTCTTCGGTGGCATCGGGGTTGAAGAGGCGGAAGAGGGCCATGTCCTCCTTGGGTACGCTCTCCGCGCCCGCACCTCTGGGAGTGGGGGCGGTGGGGAGGTGGGCCTTGCTCTTGGCCTGGGCCTGCGCCTGCCGGAGGGCGTTGGCGGCGCTCCTGCGCTGTACCTCCTCCCGGTTTGCGAGGTAGTAGGCGTCCAGGAAGGTGTTGCCCCGCCGCACGTACTCCCGGAACTTGTCCGCGTTGGGGAGCTTCAGCAGGTCCTCCACGCCGTTCACGGAGGGATTCATCTTGTGAATCTCAGCGATCTCCTCCGCCACTTTGGCCTGAAACGCCTCCTCCGCCTCCCGTTTCTGCCGGGCCTCGGCCTCCCTGCGCTCCGCCTCCATCTTCTCGTTGATCTCATTGAGCCTGACCATAGCGGGACTGTTGGAAACTGCCTGGTCGATAGCCTCCGGAGTCAGCTTCCCCTGCCCCAGGTCCTCCTCGATCCGCTGCCGGTCAAAGGCGCTCTTCCACGCCCGGAACTGCTCGTCGCTGGTGATGGCCTCTCCGGTGAAGGTGTTCTTGAGCCCGGCGGACTGGTAGAACTTCTCCCGTTCCTGCCGGAAGCTCTCCCTCAGCCGCTCCTCGGCCTCCCGCACGGCCTTATCGACCGCCTCATGCTGTTCCAGGCGGCGGCGGGCGGCGTTCTCCCGGCGCTCTTCCTCGCTCTGCGCCTCGCTCTCCGGCTGGTCCTCCGGATTCTCATCCGGTTTGTCCTCCGGCTGGTCATCACCCTGATTTCCGGCGTTCTCCGGGGGCTCCGAAGAATCCAGGTTCTCCTCCTGGGCCGCAGGCGCGGCGGCTTCCTGCTCGTTTCCGCCGTGGTCCCCGGCTTCCGGTTCCACTCCCAGGGCCTCAAAGATTTCATTCTCGTCCATGTGATATCCTTTCTTCGGTCCGCTGACTGCGGCCTGCGCCATGTTCCCGCTGTCGGCCTGCGTATTTACGGGATTACTTCTTTCCGCTTCTCAAGTCCGTCCCGGTCTTGACGGTGCTCTTACCGGAGCCTCCCTTGACCTGGTTGGGGGCTTTGACGGTCTGGGTACCGCTGTTTTTGATCTTCCCGATGTAACCGCTGTTCATGTCCGCACCTCCTTTCCCATGGATTTGGTATTTTCGCGCATAATTGGTTATTGGATGCCAAGCGCGGCCATAGCGTCCAGCCTTGCCCGCTCGTCCACTTCTGCGGCGACGTCCTCCGGAATCTCCTGTGGCTGGGCGCTCTGCTGCATAGCGGCCTGCTGTGCCAACATCTGCTGCTGTGCCATCATGGCCTGCTGCTGCATCATAGCCTGCTGTTCCCGGGCCATCCTCTCCTCCAAAAACTTTCTGGTGGCCGCAGCGCCCGGGTAGTGCAGCTCCTCCATTTTGCTCCAGAAGAGGATCAAGGTATCGGTAGCGGCCGGATCGCCAAAGGCGCCGCTCTGGAGGTTCTGCCGCGTCTCCTGCCACAGGGCCTCCCGGTTGTTGGCCAGCGGCGCGGCGCTGTCGCAGGAGAAGAGGAACTGATCGTTCCACACCCAGTTCCCCGCCTCGTCCTGCTCCAGGAAGTCATACCGGTTGAACTCGCTGTATACCGTGTCCCCCTCGAAGTTCTTGTAGATCACGGGCCTTGGCGCGTCGGAGTAGGCCAACGCGAACTGGAACATCAGCCGGAACAGGTCCGCGTAGGCGGCGTTTTTCATCATCCGCTTGCTCTCCAGCCGTCCGGCGCTCTGGGCGGCGGCGAACTCCTTGGCCCTCCCGCTCTTGGCCGTGGTGTCCGCCCGGCCCTGGAAGCTGTCGGTTATGCCCAGAATCTGCCTTGCCTCCTCATACACCTGGGCGAGGTAGGCCATCTCATACTCCAGGCTGCCGGAGAAGTTATACACACCGATGGATGCCGCGTCCGCCGGGCTTGGCAGGAACCACCGTTCCCCGTCCTCCGGATCCATGCGCAGCTCGGGCCGGTCCGGCAGGGTGATGCGTGTTCCGGCCTTGACGAGCCGGTCAATGATCTTCTGCTCCATACGGTTTACTGTGTTCTGCTGGTCCTTGATGAGGTCCGCGTCGCTGTTACCCAAC